AAAGAATGAGAGGTGGAACTAATGGAAATCACAATCAAATCTTAGGAGATATAAAAATGAGAGTTACGACAAGAAGATTACAGAACAGACTTGAAAGAGTTAATGAAATGTTCGATGCATCATTGCAGTTAAATCACAATAGTAATTACGGAGGGTGGCAGTTGACAAGTAAGAATGGTTCTCACATTGAATACCACCGAGTGAGCGCAAAAGAGATGCTCGCATTACTGGATGGCATGGCGGGTGCTTATCACTTACAACAGAGGCAGTTGAAAAAATACAGGTAAAGACAGGACAGAAGGAGAAATAAAAATGGAATTAACAATCAAATCAAAAGATGTATACGGGCGGACGCTGTACTATCCGGCATGTAAGAGGGCGGAGTTGTTCGCCCAGCTTACTAACAAGACAACGCTTACACCTGAGACGCTTGAAATAGCTGAGAAGTTAGGGTATACTATTAACATTCAACAACCTACATGGAGGTAACACAATGACTTATTACACGCACACCGAGCAACCAATAGGTAGATTTATTTTAAGAGAGAATTCTAATCACTTCGAGTACTCTCTCAATGATGAGGTAGATGAGTACTCTAGGAGCATGGCAGAGAACTATCCGCATAGGGTATGGGTAGGTGGTAAAGGTGTATGCGGTATGAGTGGGTGGCGATATGCTAGAGTGCTGAAAACTGTGGCACATGTCGTAACAGATGAGGCAGATGACGGCTCACCTGTTGTCGAGAAGTGGGAACTTAAATCCAATATAAATTACTAGGAGGTAACACAATGAAAGTAAAAGAGATTATTGAGCAGTTAAAAAACAACTATGATGAGGATGATTCTTTAGTGATAGCTTGGTGGGACAAAGAATCTTTTGACCCTGACTTGGTGAACAATCCATCTTTAAATTGGGAGTCAGTATGCTATCGCATGAATGATATTGATTGGCATGATACACATGACAAAATAGCAGATGTTTTGTGGTTGGAGGTAACACAATGAACAAACAAAAGTTATTTAGAAAATTAAATGAAGTTAACGGACTGTTAGGTTTTGATTTTGACAAAGAGTTAGAACTAAATTATCAAAATGGATGGCAATTAACTTTAAATTCAAAATATATTTATCATAGAGTCAGCAGTGGGAAAGAAATGTTTGCTTTTCTTGATGGGTTAATTGAAGCTGATAAACTGAATTGCCAACGGTTAAGGGTAGATAAGACAACCATTGTATCGAAGGAGATGGAGTTATGATTAAAGATTTTTTATGGATGCTATCTTGTGCGTGTGTGTGGTATTTGTTGTTCACTATTTTATTAAAGGGCTTATGATATGAGTTATGATTACGGAGATGCAATCTTTAATGAGGCTACTGAGGAAGCCGGAGGTTACGTTGTATGGGTTGGGCATAGGGGTACATTCTATGAGGAGGAGGTAAGGGCGTGTGAGGCTTATGACGACCTCACAGAGGGCATGACAGAGGAAGAGATCTTACTTATGGAGATAGGCATGGAAGTTATGCCAAAGTCAGAGGTCAACAGGTTGTATTGGGACAGGGCTATCAGCGTTGTCGAATAAGTGTATGAGATATAATAGGGGTAGAGCATGAGTAAATTAGAGCGTTGGTTATGGTTGGGTCTTGCATGTTATGTGTGGATCTGTTATTATTTAATATCTGGATTGATTGGAGGTAGGGTATGAAGGTAGTTACTAATGAGTATGTTATCAAGGTTACAAAAAAGGATGGAGGTATCGAGGCAGTATTAACTTTTGATGAGGAGGAAGAAGCTATTAAATTTCTAAGAGACTTAGCCCATGACGAGATGTTCAAGGGTTCTAATGATGAGTATCAGGTTGTTAAACGTTCATATACTATTACTGAGGAGGTTATAAGATGAAGAGTTATAAATTATATGTTGAACTATTGTATACCAAAGAGGTACAGGCTGAGAGTTATGACGATGCAATAGCACTTGCAGAGGATGGATCGTTTGATGATTTCTTTGAGTGGGAATGCGTTGTTGTTCAGGAGAATGCAGAAGAGTTACAACCACGTTGTGATGAGGGTGACGCACCTCCGAGGGGGATAGTATGATGGAGGTTAAGTTACTGGATCACATGGGCAGCGACTTGACTGTGGTAAATGCTGCTCGTGTCAGCTTCAACAAGCAACACATGAAGGTAGAGCAAGGCGACTATGGGTTGATAAAATACTTAGCTAAGTACAACCATTGGTCACCCTTCGCACATTGCTTTGTTCAGTTCAGAATCAAGGCACCTATCTTTGTAGCGCGTCAGCTTGGGAAGCATCAGGTGGGGCTGTGTTGGAATGAAATCAGTCGGAGGTATGTCAGGTATGCCCCTGAGTATTGGCGTCCGTCAGGAGGCTGGAGACAAGCCACAGAGGACAAGAAGCAAGGGTCTGGTGGTAAGCTAGAGCATGACAGCCACGCCACGAGTATGTTAGATGAGGTACACGACAAATGCACGATGGCATACAATCAGTTGCTTGGTTTGGGCGTGTGTGAGGAGCAAGCTAGGGCTGTACTACCACAGTCTATGATGACTGAATGGTATTGGTCTGGTAGTCTGTTTGCTTTCTCGCGTGTGTGTAGTCTACGCACAGGAGATGATGCACAAAAAGAAACTATGCAGGTAGCATTGCGTATACATGAGGAGTGTGCTAGACTATACCCTCACTCATGGAAAGCGTTAACTTTTAATTACGAAATCGGAGAAGGCTAATGAGATGCAACGCATGTAACAAGGTGTTAAACAACTACGAGAGTAGTATGAAAACTGAATCATCAGAAGAGTTTATTGACCTGTGTTTAGATTGTTCTAAGTCTGTCGATCTAAATGTAGTAGGTAATCTAAACTATCTGCATGAGTCAGACACGCAGTACCCTGATGAGCTTGACAGCAAGAACACAGCAGACATGTTCTATAGTATAGAAGGTATCATTGTTGATGACCACTAAAGGAGAAGTAAAAATGGATGACGAATACTACGATCAAGATGGACACGAGTACGAGATGACAGTAGCTCAAGAGGAGGCGTATCATGAAGGGTTACTGTCTGATTTAGTTAACTCAATAGAAGGAGACGAGTATCCTATTGACTTCATTGTCGATAGGTTACAGTCTGCTTTTAACAAACGAGGGTATGCTATTCAGTTCTTCTTGCAGTCAGATCAATACAAGAAAAACTTGACAGATTAAAAAAAGTATGCTAAACTATGACTTAGTTGTTTAAGTTATTACTAATTATATTATAAATTATTATTTATTATGAATAAAATAAAAACACATCAACCATGTAATGACTGTGGCTCGTCAGATGCTTTGACTTACTACGAGAACTCAACGTATTGTTTCTCATGTAAGACTAGGCATTGGATAGGTGACAACAATCAACCACAAAGGAACAAGATGACACTCCATTCTACTAAGATGTCAGAACCAGAAGACAACGCAGTCTCTAAGACTATCGTTGATCGAGGCATAACCAAAACAACGTGTGAGAAGTATGGCGTTGTTCAAGACAGTAGCAACTACTGGTTTCCCTACCACAAGGAGAACGAGGTAGTAGCTTACAAGAAGAGAAGCATATCAGATAAGAAGTTCTCTACCGTAGGTGATTGGAGAGACGGAGGTCTGTTTGGACAGCAGTTGTTTAACAAAGGAGGTAAGTACGTAACTGTAGTTGAGGGCGAGATGGATGCTCTTGCTTGCTACCAGATGCTAGGGTCTAAGTATCCTGTCGTATCAATCAGGAATGGAGCAGGGTCAGCAGGTGTAGACATACGTAAGAACTATGAATGGCTTGATAGCTTTGACTCTATCGTTGTGTTCATGGACAACGACACTCAAGGACAGGAAGCATCGAAGCAGATAGCTGATGTCTTTGGATCTAAGATCAAGGTCTTCAAGTGTACGTCTGAGTTCAAGGATGCTTGCGATTACTTGAGTCGAGGAGATGAGAAGTTATTCTTTGAGAAGTGGTGGCAGTCCGAACGCTATGTGCCAGACGGTATCATTGATGGATCTACACTATGGGAAAGCGTATCTAAGCCTGTCGAGAAGAGCGTTGTTGACTACCCATTCATGGGTCTGAACAAGCTGTCGTATGGTATACGTGAGGAGCTTGTGACTATCACAGCAGGGTCAGGACTAGGTAAGTCACAGTTCGTGAGAGAGTTAGTGTGGCATGTGCTTAACAACACAGACCACAACATAGGGCTGATGTTCTTGGAGGAATCAACCAACAAGACAGCACGTTCTATCATGTCACTTCATGCTAACAAACCCTTGCACCTACCTGATGTAGAGTACAGTACTGATGAGTTGCGTCAGTCGTTCGATGCTACGCTAGGCACAGGTCGTATGTTCTTGTTCGATCACTTTGGATCAACGAGTATTGATAATATCCTGAGTCGAGTTCGCTTTCTCGCTAAAGGTTTGGGATGTAAGTTTGTGTTTTTGGATCACGTATCCATAGTCGTGTCAGCACAGGGGTCAGGTGATGAGCGTAAGTCTATCGACGAGATCATGACTAAGCTACGTATGCTTGTGGCTGAGTGTGGTATCTCATTGTTCGTTGTGTCACATCTCAAGAGACCTGATGGTAAGGGACATGAGGAAGGTGCTGCCACATCTTTGTCACAATTACGTGGCTCTGGTTCTATCGCACAGCTATCAGACCTAGTGATTGGGCTGGAACGTAATGGTCAGGATGATGATCCACTTGAGAGACACACCACTCATGTACGTGTACTCAAGAACAGATTCTCTGGACTCACTGGTCCTGCGTGTCGCTTGCTTTATGACCTAGATTCTGGTAGAATGGTAGAACGTAAAGACGAAGAGGAAGATGTACTATGAGATCAATCATCATTGACATAGAGACTAACAGCACAGCCACTCATATCTGGTGTGCTGTCACTAAAGACTTAACAACTAAGGAGGTAATAGTATGGGAAAAGAAAGATCAATTAGCAGAATACCTAACAGAAAAAAGCACGTTGATAGGACACAATATCATAGGGTTCGATCAGCCTGTGCTACAAAAAGTGTGGGGTATCAATACGGAGCATCACAAAATGGCAGACACGCTAGTCATGTCAAGACTACTGAGCCCACACAAGGAGGGAGGACACTCTCTCAGAGCTTGGGGTCAAAGACTAGGAAACTACAAGGATGACTTTAAAGACTTTGATGGTGGGCTTACAGAAGAGATGGTCAGCTATTGCAAACAGGATGTGGCTGTTACCGAGACACTATATAAACGTCTTAGCAATGATCTACTGGTATGGGGTGACTCATTGGATATCGAACATGATGTCGCTTCTATCGTTAAACAACAAGAAGAGAAAGGATTTAAACTTGATGTTAAGAAAGCGTTGTTCCTTCTGGCAGGTTGGAGGAAAAGACTACACGAAATTGAGGAAGAACTACAAGAAGTTTTCAGACCTGTTGTAACTGTAAGGTTTAGTGAGAAGACAGGTAAAAGACTTAAGGATAAAGTAGAAGTGTTCAATCCTGGATCACGTAAGCAGATAGCAGAACGTCTAATGGTCATGGGTTGGAAGCCAACTAAACACACAGAGAAAGGATCGGTGATTGTAGATGAGAAAGTATTACAAGCTATTGACTTACCTGAAGCTAGACTCATTGCAGAATACTTACTGTTACAGAAACGGTTGGCTCAGGTTGAATCATGGATTGACCATGCAGATAACAACGACAGGGTTCATTGTAAGATCATCACCAACGGAGCGGTGACAGGTAGGATGACTCACAGCAAACCTAATCTGGCACAGGTTCCGAGGGTAGGTAATCCGTTTGGTAAAGAGTGTCGTGAGTGTTGGACAGTAGAGGATGGTAATGTACTTGTAGGGATAGATGCTTCTGGCTTGGAGTTACGTATGCTTGCACACTACATGCGTGACGATGAGTACACACGAGAGATACTAGAGGGTGACATCCATACAAAGAACATGATTAGTGCTGGTCTTAATGATAGAGATCAAGCAAAGACTTTCATCTACGCCTTCTTGTATGGTGCTGGTCCTGCTAAGATTGGTAGCATTGTGGGAGGTGGTGAGGCTGAAGGTGCTTCATTAATAGCCAGCTTCTTAGACAACACACCTGCACTGTCTGCCCTTAAGAACAAGGTCAGCAGACTAGCTAAACGTGGGTGGTTACCAGGACTCGATGGACGTAAGCTACAGGTACGTCATCAACACTCTGCACTCAATACTTTGTTGCAAGCAGCAGGTAGTATCGTGATGAAAAAGTCTTTGATACTCTTGCAATCTAAGATAAAATGTGGTATAATGGACACCTCGTTTGTAGCTAATGTTCATGATGAATGGCAGATAGAAACGACAAAAGAACTTTCAGAATCTGTAGGTCAAGCTGGCATACAGGCAATTCAGGAAGCAGGACTCGCACTAGGGCTACGTTGTCCACTCGATGGCGAGTATAAAGTAGGATCTAATTGGGCAGCAACACACTAAGGAGAAGTACAATGCAAGATCTAAGAGCAATAAAGGTAAAAGCTGATATCATGTGGGCTTTCCTTGATACACCCAACCAGATGTCTGAGAAGTATCAGGTTGATTTGTGTAACCTATCTGATGGTGCAGTTGCTGCACTAGAGGATCAAGGTATTCAAGTGAAGCGCAAGGAAGATAAAGGCTTCTATATTGTAGCTAAGTCTAAGAAGTTTCCTATCAAGACTGAGATGCCAGACGGTTCAGGCGTAGCAGGTAAGGTAGGTAATGGATCAAAGGGAGTAGCGTGGATTAAACCATATGCTTATCAGTTCAAAGGTAAGGCAGGTGTATCCGCAGGTATCAATAAGCTAGTCATCACTGACTTGATTGTGTATGAGGCTGATGGTGAAGCTCTTGATGATAACTTAGAGGAAGCCTTGTAATGAAAGCCCCATCAATGCAGGATGTAACAGCCCTCATTGATGGGGACATCCTAGTCTACAGGATAGGGTTCTCCGTTGATGATCCAGAAGAGGAGAAGTTTGCCATCTCTAGGATGGGACACTTTATCGACAACCTACTAAGCGTTGAAGGTGTCGAGGCTTACTTTGGTTTCATAACAGGGAAGACAAATTACAGACAAGACATAGCTACTGAGATTACTTACAAAGGTAACAGGGCTAAGGCTAGAAAGCCTGTGCATTATGATACACTTCGTGAGTATCTCACTAGCAAGTGGGGCTTTGAGTTAGTAGAAGGTCAAGAAGCTGACGATGCTATAGGCATTGCCGTCTATGATCTGCCTGAAGATCGTTCGTGTGTCATGTCTATTGATAAAGACTTGGACATGCTACGCGGTTGGCACTACAACTTTGTTAAACAAGAATTATATTATGTAAAGGAAGAAGATGGTATAAGAAATTTTTATACGCAGATACTAACTGGTGATCGTGTTGATAACATTCCAGGACTTAAAGGTATAGGTATTAAAAAAGCCACCAAGATACTACAAGACTGCGAAGGTGAACAACAATTATTTGACGAGGTTCTATCTGCTTACGACAACGACATTGATAAACTAACCGAGAGAGCGAGGCTGCTTTGGATAAGAAGACAAGAGAAGCAATTGTGGAAACCGCCAAGCAATTCACAGTAGGTTATGTCCAATGGGTTGATGCTGTAGCTGATGCAGGATGGGAAACAAACACTAAAGCAGAAGTGCATCCCTGTCTAAGCGTGGGATTTGTGGTAGAAGAAACAGATGAAGCTATCTGTTTAGCTGCTGCTATATCTCACGATCAATCCAATGCTAGAATACATATACCTAAAGGCTGGATCACTGGCATGAAGAAGGTAAGGTTAGATAAATTTCTAAACATTGGGAGGTCAACATCAAAACGCAAAGTGCAAAAGCGAAAGGAAGAAAGTTACAGCAATGGTTCAGAGACCAGATCCTCGAACTCT